AGCCTTGGCACTCTGAATGGTGTTGCTACCACGCTGGGCTTCCTAGAGCAGGGCGCTCCCACTGCAGCCGGCCAGACCAACCTCGTGGGCGGTCTCGCTCGCTCCCTGGTTCCTGACGGCAACGGTCTCTTCAACCGCATCTTCAATGCAAACAACGTCTTCGGTACCGATGGTATCCGAGGCATGCACCAGATTGCAGCTGAGACTTCGGCCCGCGCTCCTATGGGCGATGTGAAGCTTGTCCTCGCCTCTGAGGCTGGATACGCCAACTACCGCCGCGCTCTCTTCGCTCAGGAGCGTTACGTCGATGAGAAGCAGCTCAATGCAGGCTTCATGTCCCTCGCCTTCGGCAACGCCGCAGTCGTTCAGGATGTGTTCATGCCTACCAACGCTGGCACCGGCGCCAACCTCCAGGCAACCATGTACTTCATCAACTTCGACGGCATCAAGCTTGTCATGCATTCGGATGGCGACCTCGCGGTCTCTCCCTTCGAGTACATCCCCGGCACGACCGCTCGTTCCGCTCAGATCTACTGGAAGGGCCAGCTCATTGCTGACAATCTTGCCAGCTGCGCGCTTCTCTTCAACGGCGAGGGCTTCTAAATCATGGCAACTTCTACTCTCATTCAGTACCTCGAGAAGACTCAGAACCTCGCAGGCGGTGGCACGACTCCAGTCGGCGCTTCCACTTCCAATCGCTCACAGGTCGAAGAGTTTCTTGCTGAGACCACTGTCACCGCTGGTGACTGGCTCGAGTTCGACACTGCCCAGACAGGCGCCTCCAAGGTGCTCGTTGTAAGGCAGGCCACCGCCAACGGCACAGGCAATCCCCTTGTCTGCGGTGTGGCTCTCACAACTGTTACCGGCACTGCCACTTCACCTGCTGTCGTTCGCGTCTGCATCGGTGGATACGTGGCTTCGGCTAACGTTGCCAACGCTGTCGCCGCTGCTGGTGTGGCTCTGACCGTCGAGGCAGCTGGCGTAGGCCGTGCTGTTGCAATCACTGCTGCAGACACCGGCCCCGCTTGCGGTGTTTCACTCAGCGCCCCGGTTGCCAACGTGGCCGAGGTCTGGATCTACAAGCAGTTCTAAACGTGAAAGCCGGTCAGGCCCGGTAAGTGTGTCGCCTCTAGATTATTTTCTAGGGGCGGCACCTTTTTGTATCAAGATGCAGATTGAGAGTATACTTAAAGAAGGCAGGACAACGCATGAATTTAACTGAGATCAGAAACAAGATCAAATCGATCACAGATTATTCTCCAGAACTCGCCGTCTACAATGAGCAGCTTGACATTCTTGTCAACGACGCTTACAACGCCATCTGGACTGAGAAGCGCTGGAAGTGGGCACAGAAGACAATCTTCATGGACATCTGGCCTGACCTTGTTTCAGCTCAGCCAAATTTGACAACAGTCAATGCGAACGTAATAAGCAACAGACGTGCTGTGTCATTCTCCGGTGCTGTCCTTGCGCTTGCTTCCTATCCCTACCAGTGGGAAGGTCAGATCATTGAGATAAATGGTCGTGATTACTTTGTTGATCAGGTGCTTTCTTCCACCTCGATTCGCCTTCGTGAGCCCTATCGTGGTATTACTGGCGCAGTAAGCAACTGGAAGATGAAGCACCGCTTCTATGACCTTCCAGCCGATGCCATCGAGATACTTGGACTTGTCCACAAGGACACTCCTGCTGTTGGAAAGATTCCTCCGTATGGTGCAGTTCGCGCCATCACTGCAAGGAAAGAGGAAGACTTCAACCTTCGCGAGGATTTCACCAACTTCTACAGCGAATGCTACATTCCATATGGGACAAGCAATGTTCCTCCTGCAGAGACTTTTACATTTGAGACTGCAAATATTACAGGAACTATCCCTAACGGTACTTTCTTGGAATTTTGCTGGGCATTTGAGACGGATGGCGGTAAGAAAGTTGGCGCGCTTTCTGAGTCGAAAGTAGCAAGTGTCACGGTTGGCGGACCAAGTGGCATTCAAATCACCTTCAAGACATTTGATAATGTGGATGTTGCCGCCCCTGTTTATGCTGATCCTCTTGACCAGACAATGAATCAGTTCGAAGGACTTCGCAAGCGCCTCTACTTCAACCAGAATTTTAACAGAGCAACTGGTGTCCGCCTTGCTGGTCTTCCAGTTTGGAGAGAGGTGACGCTTGGAGCAACCGCCGTGGTACCTGGAGTTCCTGGGCTTAGCACCGCTGAGGATCCGGTGCGTGTCGCTGACACTGCATCAACCTACATCGTAGCAAGTCTTGCTCAAGTCAATCCTGGAAACAAGCGTTACATTGAATATGACGGCTTACATCTTCGCTTTCGCCCTTATCCCAGGCCGATTGGCAGTGACTTCGTCTATCAGTATGTTCTTGGAGTTGAGGGCGCTTCGAATGATGGCACTGAACGTCAGTTCCGTCAGTGGGAATGCCGCTACTACCGTAAGCCCTCACGTCTTGGACTGCAAACTGACACTCCAGAATTTCCAGTAGAGTTCCATCAGCTTGTTGTCTACAAAGTTCTCCACGATATCTTCAGCAAGCATGACAACTTGTCACAGGCTCAGAATTATCAGAAGAAGTACAATGATGAGATCAAACGTCTTGAGAAGAGATATGTTGATAGCATCGACATCAACTTAGTCCGAGGACAGTTTGGTCGTCCTGGACGTACAGTCTCTCCTTTTGATCCAACTTCACTGCGGAGATTGAATTAATGCAAAGCGTCACAATCCCCGAACAGATTGCTGGTGGCATGGACCAGCGCTGGTTTCCAAGTCCTAACTCTGCGACACTGGTCAGAAACTACCGGGCTGAGCCAAGCGGTGGTTGGCGCAATGACAGAGGCTGGGAGCCGCTGATACCGTATCCGTCTCCCTGGAATCCAACTGTTGCTGAGGTACGTGACCTCTATCAGCCTGTGCGCTTCCTGTCGGTGCTGCAACGCCATTCAAATGGTGAGGAGTATTACCTCCAGGAACGCAACGGCAATCTCTTCTACGAGTTTGGCAACACCGGTCTTGCGTCCACCAACAAGATCATACTTGACAGTGAGCGCAACCTTCCACGTTCAGATGATCCAGGCACGCAGGCTGTCCCATACGGACGCTTCATCGGCATCTTCAACGGTTATGACAGGGCATTCAAGTTCTGGGGACGTGAAGTCACAACGCAGTTTGGCTTCTACCAGTTGCCTCCGTCGCCGACAATCCTCGATGTGCAGACGGACTACAACTCTACAATATCACCTGCAGCCCCTGCTGGATCTCCAACAAACAATAACCTTGATGGCATCGCAGTTCAGTTCCTTGCATCAGATCGCCTTGGTCTTGGAGATCCTACTGGTGGCGCTGTCAACACATTTTCTTACAAGCTGTCGTATTTGACTGACACTGGCAGCGAGAGTCCACTCTCAGCGCCTGCAACGATTGGTTGGACAATCCCTACCGAAGGAACTTTTGCACCTGGAAATCAGAAGAAGTACGGTGTTATGCTAACAGGCCTTGATCCTGGTCCTACTGGCACAGTCGCCCGGCGCCTCTATCGCACCAAGAACAAGAAAGAAGGCATCAACGGTGCTGGCGACGTCTTCTACCTTGTTCAGCAAATCGATGAGAACAACAGCACCTCGTTCCTGGACGTTGCTCCAGACAATCAGCTTGTTAGCCCAGCACCAAGCGTCAATGATAGCGTAACCATTTCAACATCTTACAAGTACGGTGCAGCCTGGAACAGTTCATTCTGGCTTGCTGGTGGTGAGAGCACGCCAACACGTATCATCTACTCGGTGCAAGGACTTCCTGAGCAGTTTCCAGCATTTAACTTCTTTGATGTTGGTGTACGAGACGGTGGTCACATCACTGCTCTCTATCCTTACTACGACGTGTTGCTTGTCTTCCGTGAACGCTCTATCGATGCCGTCTTCACCAATGCAAGTGGTGATGGCTTCACCTGCACCACCATCAAGAAGGACTGTGGCACGACATCAACCAATAGCATCAAGCTTATCCCTGGCGTTGGGATTATGTTCCTCAACAAGGACGGCTTCTGGCTCATCAAGGGCGGTCTTCGTGGTGGAGCATCCATCGACATAGAGAATGTTACGCAAACATTTGAAAAAGAGATGGGCTCGCTAAGTAAGAACGCTCTCCCTCGTGCAGTTGCTGCTTATTCAGACCGTGAGAAAGAATACTGGTGCATCTATCCAGTTGATGGTGAGACTGAATGCAGTCGTGGCGCAAGTTACAACATCATCAATGGAAAGTGGAGCGTGCGTGCTGCTGGTCCTGATCAGGAAGCGCTGGAGCTCGATGCATCATGGAAGTTTAGCCAGATTGCCTGCGATGCTGCTGGCTACTTTATCCTTGGCACACGCCCACAGCTCAATGTCACATTCCCACAGTTCAGCAGAGCTTATCCAGGACTTGGTCTACAGGTCTGGAGTGGAAGGAACGCAAGCGGTGATGATGTCACAATCACACTTGATCCACAAGGGGCCTACACACTGACGCCTGTTGCACATGCGCAGGCCGCTTCTACCTGGCAGTCAACTTGGCAGGACTTTGGTGATGATAGCATTAAGAAGCGTATCCTTGCAGTTGAGATGGATGTTATCACTGAAGGTAACAATCCTATCGAGCTGCAGTGGGCAAGCGATTGGTCCTATAACTTTGTGTCAGCAGGCAATGTTCCACTGCAGGTGGGCGAATACAGCGGCACAACTTTAGAAGCAGCAACTTACTCCCCAGCATTGGTCAGTTCTCCTCCAACATCGAGACAAGGCAATCCTGCAATTTGGGACAGCTCGAAATGGGAAGAGCCACGAGTCACACGGCTTCGTTGGGATGTGAATACAGGGCTTGTAAGCTGGTTTGCCTTCAGGATTGTCTCTTCTAATCACATGCAAATCGTAAAGTTTCAGATAAATGTTATTGGATCCACCGTCAAGACTCCTAACACCAGAATGCCTGGAGCTGGCTCATGACCTCCACCACATCCACCATAGGTGGTACCT